TTCTGGGACGTAAATACCCCAGTCATCTTTTAATGTTGGGAATACTTTTTTCATATCATCAATAAAATCTTCTATATACTGGAAATACTCACCTAATGTATTTCTTACACCATCTAAATTATCTATTTGATATGAAGATACTTCATCTCCTTCAGATGTTAGAGAAGGTACTCTAGTAGGACTATAGTAAAGACCCTTACCATTAAATTGGAGTTTACTAACTACGTCTCTTGACCACTCAAATGGTTTTTCAATACCTCTAATCTCCATTAAAATACCAAAATTAGTCATATCATTTCTGTAACGCATGTCTTTTTTAGCATGACCATTATAGCTATAATCACCATACGTTTCCTCTACAGCAACAAAAGCGGCATTATTATTAGTACAAAATGAACGTAATGATACCCCTTTATCTTCAAATTTTCTATATAATTTAAAATCATATGAGATATCAATTAATTTTTGGAAATGTTTTTGTGGGGCTTCAAAACGTACTCCTATTTGTACAGGTTTAGGTTCAGTGGGGAAGGAATAACCTTCTGCTAATTGTTTACCAAAATCAATACCTGATTTACCAACAGCAAATATTAGATAATCATATTTTTCTTCTAATTCATGATTTTCTTTAGTAAGGTACTTTGCTAATACTCTCTGATTTACAAAATCAATAGCGTGTACTTTAGTTTCCCAAATAAATTCAACCCCACTATCAACTAAATAGTCATACCAATTTTTACCAATTTCATGTAAATAATCTGTACCAACATGCCATACAGGAAATAAGCGTAAACCAAAATATGGTTTAATAAAATCTGGTTCTGCCTGTGGATCTGAACATTGTACTTCTTCTGGGTTAGGGTGGAATCGTTTGAAATTAGTAATTACTTGGTCAAATAATTCCATTGCTTTTTCCTCACCACAATATTTTGACATATGCCCCCCAATGGAAGTATGGTAAGTGAGTTTACCATCACTCCAACCACCTGCTCCCAAAAACCCTGTCATTACTTCCTCAGGTTTTCTTTCATAAGGTGATTTACCCATGTCAATTATAGTAATATTACTTCCAGGATAACCATTATCTACTAATTTTGTAGCTGCATTTATACCTGCAACTCCGGCTCCTACAATTACTATTTTCTTATCCATTGTTCTTTTATTTAAATATACGAAAAAAAATGGCGCTATCCAAAAAGGATGCGCCACAGCTGCATAATTTAGACCCAAAAGGGCACCTGGCTATGAATCAGGTTATAATTTATTTTATGCTAAATCATTAATAATATCTCTAGTAGTTGATAAAATATCCTTTCCTTTTAGAGCTGCTTTAAGCCCCGCTATCCCTCCAGCTGAAAGTTTAGCTTTTTTAAGATATTTTAAAGCACTTCCACCAGCATGAAATGCCAAATACCCTAAAAATAATACAAATAAGGAATTAGTAATAACTTTAATTCTTTGTTGGTCCTTAGTAAATTTAGACACTATAAATCTAATTGGTGATTTAAATTTTTCTTCTAACTCATGAGTAAATTTGTAAATATTTCTGGCGGCTTTTTCACCCTTACCCCAATCATATTTATTAGCTATTTTCATGGCCTGTTTGGATAAAATATTAACTACAGTATTGGAAGCAAGTAAATAAGATAATAAAGAAGCAGGATCTAAGACTTCATTAAGTTCTTCCTGTTTCTCTAATTCATCCTCAATAACATCTTCCAATGAATCTGCCACATCAGCCATATCATCTCCTATGTCTGATAGGTCTAATTCTTCTTGTTCTAAAAGAAGGGGATTATTAGCTATATATGCTTTAAAATCAAATTTATCCATTTTCTACTATTCTAAGTTTAAGGTTTTTAGTTCCCTTAATTAATCTGTGCCAACTATATTTGGGTATAAATATACGAGTATGTTTTTTAAGTTCAATAGGTAATTTATTATCCTCTTGGTACTGCCAATCTGTATCATGGAGTACTTCTACAGTACGATCCTTCTTATCCCTATGCCATAATAGTTCTATTGGGTCTATATCATCATCAAAAACCCTTAAAAAACCATTACCTTTAATTTCTATATCGTTATAAGGCTTACCAGAATCCACCATAATTTTTACTTCCACCTAATGATTTCCAGTAACGAGGTAATCTACAAGACCAATAAGATGGTTTTGTTTTATCATTTTTCTGGGGGCAATTATGTCTATCAGAAAATGCCTTTCGTTTAACTGGGTCATCTAATTTTACAGATAATTGTTGTCCTCCTCCTTTTGCTCCAAACTCAACTCTTTTTATTTTTTTAGATTTAGGATCTCTTACATATACAAAGAATTTTTTAGAACCTCCTCTTTTGGGTTTATTTAGTTCTACCTCTCTGCCTCTATATTCCGCCTCAAAAATAAAATCTAAAGGTACTTTTTTATTTTCATACATACCAAAATGACCTAAATCAGTTTCAGTTAAAATCTCTTCATCAGTACCTGATACATTAATTAAATTTCTAGAGTATAATGTTCTAGCTTCGGCCCATAAATTAAAATAGGATTCCGATCCCGCTCTGTAAATATGTTCAGTTAATGGTTTATCATTTTCTAAACAATATCTAAGGCCCTCAGATAAAAGAGATTTAGTAGTTAAGCTCTCATTAAGAGTAAAAGGTTTAGTTTCACATGTATTACATCCACATTTACACATTACGACATAATTTTATCATAAGGAATTTCTATTTTATTTCCAATAACTTTGGAATCTCTATAGATTTTATTTTCAGGTTGAACTGTTGCTCTTAATCCACCTGTAGCAGTCCTAGTAGAATCATGTCTAATATTAAGAATGGGTTCTAAATTAAACTCTTCCACATCCTCAAGATTTTCTATAATTTTAGAAACTTCTACATACAAATTATTATCTACTAATTTAAAATCTTTAGAGGAATACGATCTATAAATTACTATTGCATTATCAGAACCAAATATAATAGATTTTTCATCCTTATCGGGAAGGTCAGTTACTATAACACCAGTAACCT